GGGTGGAGAGAGCATAATGTCTGACGAAATCAGCAGGATGAGCGAAGAAGACAAGTTTTTGGGCGTCAGAACCACGATTGAGCCCCCTGAAGATGCAGGTACGGACGCTGATGGCGGTGAAGTCAACGTTGAAGTCGTGGATGACCGCCCGGAAGCGGACCAAAGGGCCTCTTCCGGGGCAGTAGGCGATGATGACGGCACTGCATCGGACGAAGAGCTTGCACAATTGGGAAATCGTGCCCAAAAACGCATAAAAAAGCTGAAATGGGAGTATCACGAAGAGCGTAGGGCCAAAGAAGCGTCAGATCGCCTCGCAAATGAGGCCGTCAACTACACACAGGGCCTTCAAGTCGAAAATCAGCGTCTTTTGAAGCTTGTTCAGGACTCTCAAGGTGCTTTGACGGAGCAAAGCAAGTCTAGGGCGAGTGCTTCACTCACAATTGCCCAAGAAAACTTCAAAAGAGCACATGAATCAGGTGATAGTGAACAAATCACCGCTGCACAGCAGCATTTGACCAACGCGCAGCTTGCTCAAGCCTATGCTCCTGCGGTTTCGCAAAAAATCATCGATAATTGGAAGCAGCAGGTGATGGCGGAGGACCAACAGATTGCGAGCCAGCAACAACAGTACATTCCAGAGCCAATTCAGCCGGATGGGAAGGCTATGGAATGGCAAGATCGCAACCCTTGGTTTGGCACTGATAAGGAGCTAACTAGTTTTGCTTACGGTGTACACGAGAAGTTGGTTGTGGACGAAGGTATTGACCCTGAGTCTGAACAATATTATGAATTGATTGATTCTCGTATGAAAGAAGTCTTTCCTACGCAATTCGGTAGTGATGGCCAACGCACTAGTTCTACGATGGTTGTTGACACCGCACCGCCTCGAAAAAAGCCCGTGGTAGCGTCTGCTTCTAGAAATAGTGGAGCTACGCCACGCACCGTCAGATTGACGGAAACTCAAGTAAGACTCGCGAAACGTCTGGGGCTTACCCCCCAGCAATACGCAGCCCAGGTAATGAAGGAGATGGCCTAATGGCTGAAGAACGCGCCCCACGGGAACCTAGAGAACTCGAAAGTCGTGAGAACGAAATTCGGGCACAATCTTGGGAGCCTGCTTCCATACTTCCAGACCCAAATCCGCAAGATGGATGGGTGTTCAGATGGATACGAACTTCTATGGTAGGCAGTCCAGACAACACGAACGTGTCAAAGCGTTTTCGTGAAGGATGGGAGCCGGTTCGTGCCGAAGATCACCCTGAACTCAAGATTATGAGCGATCATAAATCGGAATGGGGCGAGAAGGGTGGCATTGAGGTTGGTGGGTTATTGCTCTGCAAGGCACCGGAAGAAACGGTGGAACAAAGGCGAGCCTATTACAGGAATCACGCCGAATCGCAGATGCAAGCAGTTGACAACAATTATATGCGTGAGAACGATCCACGAATGCCTGTTCTCGCGCCTGACCGTAAAACTCGTGTAGCATTCGGTGACGGAAGTCGCTGATGCTACGACATGACTAGTAGAGGTATTTATGGCTACTACAGCGGCTCCATATGGAGCTAGGCCCATTGGCACTCTTAGTGCTTCCGGGTCATTTAGCAGTAAAACGAGACATTTGCCGATAGGTGCTTCTTATGGCACCCAGATTTCTAATGGTGATTTTGTTAAGGTTGTGGCAGACGGTGAGATTGAGAAGGATGCTGGTACTACTGCCTTGACCGCAGTTGGGATCTTTTTGGGTTGTTCTTATACGGACCCGACGACCAACCAGAAGACGTTTTCAAATTGGTGGCCTGCATCTAATGCTGCTACTGATGCGATGGCGTATGTGCTGGACGATCCTTTTGTGGTATTCCAGATGCAGTCCGACGAGGCGCTCAACACCACAGATCGCGGTCTTAATGCGTCTGTGGTCGTCACGGCTGGCAATAGCACTTTCGGTAAGTCTAAGAATGCACTCGACGGCAGCACCCCAGCAACAACGAACACGCTGCCTCTTCGTATCATCGATTTTGTCGAAGGGCCTAACAGCCTGCCCCCGAAAGGGACGACGGCAAGTGATACGTATCCAGATGTAATCGTGAAGTTCAACGCTGCGTCTAGCGGGTCAGCTTCTAACCATTCCTATTTGAACGCTACTGGCGTATAGGAGACTGACCAATGGCTATTTCACGCGCACAACTTCTAAAGGAACTGCTTCCGGGCTTGAATGCGCTTTTCGGGATGGAGTATGCTCGTTACAACGATGAGCATTCTGAAATCTACGAGACAGAAAGTTCAGATCGGTCTTTTGAAGAAGAAGTGAAGCTTTCGGGCTTCGACGCTGCCCCGGTGAAGGACGAGGGGTCTGCGATTTCTTACGATGCCGCACAGGAATCGTTCACGGCTAGGTACAACCATGAAACGATTGCGATGGGTTTCGCCATCACGGAAGAGGCCATGGAGGACAACCTCTATGACTCCCTGTCGGCTCGTTACACCAAGGCTTTGGCTCGTGCCATGGCCCACACCAAGCAGGTTAAGGCTGTTGTTCCATTGAACAACGGGTTTACCAACGCTTATCAGAGCGGCGACGGTGTAAATCTTTTCACGGCATCTAGCGATGGCGTAACTGGTGGTGACGGTCACCCGCTCGTTTCCGGTGGCACGAACTCCAACCGCCCAGCAACTGCCGCTGACCTCAATGAGACTTCTCTTGAGGCTGCTGTAATTCAGATTGGCAAATGGACCGATGAGCGTGGTCTGATGATCGCCGCTCGTCCCCAGACGCTTGTTATCCCGCCCGATTTGCAGTTTGTGGCGACACGGGTAATGAAATCTGAGCTTCGCCCAGGAACTGCGGACAACGACATCAACGCGGTGCGTTCGATGGGTGTTGTTCCGGGTGGAACAGTTGTGAATCACTTCCTTACTGATACGGATGCGTGGTTCCTTCTTACCGACATTCCTAATGGGATGAAGCACTTCAATCGTGTGGCATTGGAAACGAGCATGGACGGTGATTTCGATACTGGAAATGTTCGCTACAAGGCTCGCGAGCGGTACAGCTTCGGTGTTTCCGATCCGCTTGGGATCTGGGGTTCACCCGGAGCGTAGTGAGTGGGGGGTGGGAACGGTTCTATGTTTGGACTGTTCCTGCCCCTTTCTTTTTTCCTGACTGCCGATAAACGGTAGACACTAGCCACGACAGGGAGAAATAATGGCTAACTCAACTTTTTCAGGTCCAGTCAGATCCGAAGACGGATTTGATGTAGTATCGAAAAGCTCAACAACTGGTGCATTCACAACGGAATTCAGCTTAGACGGATCGGGATTGCAGGTTACTCCGATTACATTCGGTGATGAAAACACCACCCTGACCGCCACTGCTAATGCTGGCAGGGTCAATGTTGTTCCGGCGATCACTGGGAACCGGACACTCACTCTTCCGTCGCCTACGGCGGGGGTGTGGTTCAGGATCATTTATGGCGGTGCGGCAGAAGAAGCGGAGAATCTGATTATTGATACTGGCTCCGATACCAATTACTACATCGGTGGCATTGTTCATTTGGATTCCAACGCAGATAATGTTTCTGTGTACGCTGATGGCAATTCAAACTCTATACTAACCCTGACAGATTTTGGTTTGTTTGAAATCAATATTCTGGCGAAAGATTCAACGAATTGGATCATCTGGGGTTATCAGGAAGGTGCAGATGTACCTGCCTTTTCTGATCAGTAAGATATGGTTCGTTAATTGAGATAAGGTTACCCATCCAGATGGATGGGTAACCGTTATCTCCTATAGCGAGCGGGGCTAGAAGCCTTGTCCTCGTGGGGAGAATCAGATGGCTGACGCAGTAACGTCTCAAACGATCCAAGACGGCGACCGCATTGCCGTTATGAAATTCACCAACATCTCCGATGGCACTGGTGAATCCGCAGTTACCAAAGTCGATGTATCCGCACTGAGCGCGGAATCCGGTACGGGAAGATCCTGTGCTAGGGTAGCCATTGAGCAGATCTCCTATGATTGCTCTGGCATGACCGTCGATATCCTCTGGAATGCCAGCACCAATGTTATTTGCTGGACACTCAGCGGATACGGCTATTTCGACTTCCGTGGCGGTGGCCCCCTCCCGAATAACGCTGGTGGTGGCATTAATGGTGATGTCCTGTTCACGACTACGGGCCACGATAGTGCTGATCGTTATACCGTAATGCTCTATCTGAGGAAGAGTTACTAATGGCTGATCTAAAGAATTCTGCCGCGAAGGTTCCCGAATACAACGAGATCGCTCGCAAGAAGGCGGAGGCGGATCATAACTGGGGCTATTACAGCAGGCTTGTCGAAAATTATCCCGGCCACGAAGAAGAAGTTGGCCATACGAGTCATATTGCTAAGGAATATCCCAATTGGAAGGCGTTTTAGAGATGCCTTTTAAGAGCGAGAAGCAGAGGAAGTGGATGTATGCCAACGAACCTGAGATGGCGGACAGGTGGGAACAAGAAAAGGCGTATGGCGGACTTGTTAAAAAGGCGATTACCAACGGATTTTCCAAACAAGGTTCTTTGCAGGACTTTGCGGAAATGAGAAGTGGTGGCCTGATTGGTAATGGATCTCTGACTCCTGGCAAAGTTGTCGCGTTCAAAAAGCAACATGAAGACAAATTCGGGGATAAATGATGGCGACTTCGGGAACCTCTACATTCAACCTCGAAATTTCAGAGGTGATAGAAGAGGCATTTGAGAGATGCGGCCTTCAGTCGAAGACAGGTTACGACATTGAAACAGCCCGTAGATCTCTCAATCTTCTGAGCCTTGAATGGGTGAATCGTGGCCTAAACTTCTGGACCGTTGAGCAGGGCACCAAAACCTTGACGGCAGGCACCTCAACGGTCACGATGGATGCCGATACCGTTGATTTGATTCAGCATTGGATTCGTGATGGATCTGGTACATCGCAAAGCGATTTGCCGATCTCACGGTTCAGTGTATCTCAGTATTCCACGATCCCGAACAAACTCACCGAAGGGCGTCCCGTAAACTTGTATATCGACAAGCAGCGTGATGCTCCGGTTGTTTATCTGTGGCCTACACCCGATAAAGCCTACACGTTTGTTTATCAGCAAATACGGCGCATTGAGGATACAGGTGCTGTGGGATCTACTGATCCAGACGTGCCCGCTCGTTTCCTACCAGCGTTGGTGTCTGGTCTAGCCTATATGATATCCCAGAAGTATCCAGAAGCATTCGTGCGATCTCCTGAACTTAAAGCTGAATATGAATTTCAGTGGCAGTTGGCGGAACAGGAAGATCGTGATCGTGCTTCCGTACACTTTGTGCCCGGAGGCTATTCCTGATGGCTAAATTTGCCAATGGCAAATATGCTTTCGGGTTTTGTGATCGCACAGGATTCCGATATAAGATCAAGGATCTTGTGCCACAGATTAAAGCTGGTCGCATGACAGGATTGATGGTCGGCAGGGATATGTTGGACGAAGACCAGCCGCAGAACTTTTTGGGCAGGCTTGGTGATTATGCTGACCCACAGGCACTGAAAAACCCGCGTCCCGATTTATCGCAAGATACTAGTAGGCAATTGTTTGCGTTTGATCCCGTAGGGAATGGGGGCGCAGATGGGTCAGGCAACATTATGGCGCATGGACAGGTGGGGACCGTGACGGTTACCACATGACCTACGCTGAATTGACTGCTGCGATCAAGGATTATTGCGATAACACGGAAACGAATTTCGTAGCCGCGATCCCCACGTTCATTAAGCAGGCTGAACAGCGCATCTATCGCTCAGTCAACCTGCCCGTGAACCGCAAGAATGTCGCTGGCACGATTACCGATGGTAATCAGTATCTGGCGATGCCCACCGACTTTTTGTTTCCACTGTCATTAGCGATTACAAGTTCCAGTAACCAAATATTTTTATTGAACAAAGATGCGAATTTCATCAGATCGACGTATCCCAATGCATCCACAGAAGGCGTTCCCAAGTACTACGGTGTTTTTGATGGCGACACGTTTATCATCGGCCCTACACCTAACGCTGATTTCGTTACGGAGCTTCATTATTACTATCAGCCAGCTTCAATTGTCGATACGAGTCCCTCGTGGCTGGGCACCAATGCTGATACCGTCTTGCTTTATGGCTCTCTCGTG